TTTCCTTGAAAGTACTCTTCAAAAGACAATATGCCCTCTGCTTTACTTGGTAGTACAGGCCCTATTGGTTTTGGTTTAAAAGGATTTACAGGAGTTGTTGGATCTGGTGGCAGTTCATCTCCACTACCTTTACGTAAATTTAATCTTGCTATACCACCTTGATTCATATTGTATCTTGCAACAAAAGCATCTCTCTCTGCATCAGACATAGCAGAATATTCTGAGTCAAATCTATAATAGTTATCCATAAACGTTCTCATCTGTTTACCAACACTTGCTTTTCTAGCTGCTAGGTATTCTTCCATTGTCTCACCTTCTTCTTGTGGTCTAAAGTCACCACTAAAATAACTATACAAAGCTGAAGCTCCAGATGTAATACCACCCACAACTAATTGATCTAATACAGATTTTGGTAATTTTTCTATTAAAGGCACTTTACCAAGTGTTGCATCTGTTATTGATCTTATAATACCAGTTCCTTCTTTTGTTACAGGTGTTGTAGGTTTTGTTCCTGATAATGCAACTTCATCCACAATATTACCACTTGTTGTTTTTTTAGATCCAAACATTTTACCTAAACCTGTTTCTTTTCCAAACGGTGTTGTAAATCTATCTCCTGGTGTTCCTAAAAAATTTTTTTGAAAACCAGCCCCACCTGCAAATCTTGCTGCTTGTCCAAATCCATAAGTCGCTGCTCCTTGTTTAAGAGCATCACTAATACTGCCTCTTTGATCAAACCTCCCTACACCTCTCATCAACGCTGCAGCTCCTGGATTAAAAGGTGCAACAAAAGGTGCTGCCTTAACAGCTATATCTGCAAGTTCATTGGGTATAAGTTTTCTAATTGTTTTCTTTACCAGACTACCTAATCCGTATTTTTGTCTAACTGTCTTAACAGTCATCCCACCTCTATTACGTAATTGTCTTGGCATTTGTGCTCTTGTTATCATATCTTTTAATTAATTAAATGTTAAAGGCAGGGTTTTCACCTGAGTTTATCAACTTACTAGTTTTTTACTAGTAAATCAAGACTATGTTGTTACCTCTCTAGGCTTCGATTGTAGCGCAGAAAGGACCACGTGTAGTCTATTTGCCGTGGCTGCAGTCACTTTTATTATCTCACTCTCCTCTAATACCAAAGGATTTGTTAATAATTCTGTTGTTCCATTAGCGGATATGGATTTAGTCTTAAATAAACTAAACACATTATCGCTTGTATCTGTAATCGTAACAGTGATGGTATCAGCATTACCAGAGTCCTCAGACACTAATATAGATTTAATAATAGCGGTTGTTGCTGTTGGCACGGTATATAGTGTCGTAGCTGAGGTAGTTGTTAAATCTACTTTTTTATTTACAAATGAATTAGCCAAAGAAAAAAGCCTCCGCTTCTGATTCGTCTTTTAAATCTTGTTGATATGTTGTATTTAACTTTTGCACAATACTATCTACATCTCTAACAAATGATTGTTGTATTTGTTGATCGTATCGTTCTGTAGGTTGTGTTAATGCTTGTACTATTCTAGCCACGTTTTTTAACTCCTTTAATTATACCCTTATTTTTAGAGGCATAAAAAACTTGCTCACCTCTTTTTTTACCATATTGTTTTTTCATAGACTTCATTATCTTTTTACCTTTTTTATTTAATGCCATTATCTTCTTCCGTCTGGTTGAAAGTCTATTCTAAAAGTTCCTAGTTTCCAGAATTGACTTGTACTTGTGTTTTCTACTTTTAAAGATATTTGTCTAGCTCTTGCACGTGTATCTATCTTTTGTGTACCACTAGCTACAGTAAACGGCCCTAATGTAGAACTTGCTTGTGTATCGTTTGGAAAGTCTCTTAAATTTAATGTTACTGTTGCATCGCCTGTTTGTGATAAAAAGTCTGGTATCACTCTTCTTATTTTCATCATAAACTCACCATCACCAGCTAACCCTTGAGCACCTATATCAAAATCTCCAGATTGTATGTTTGCAGCTATAGCTGATGTTTGACCACCTTTAACTTGATTTAATCCAGTTTCGTGTTCGTAGTATGTAGATACACCGTCAGTATTACCGTGTACGTAATTAACATCGGTATCTGCTGTTTCAGCACTAGAGTCATATTCTGTTGCGTGTGGTTTACCAAATATTGCAGAGTCCTCCCACGCTGTTCTTGCTAGTGTGCCTGTAGTCCATACTGGTCTTTCTGGACTTGAGTCTAGATAATTATAAGAAACCATTCTATTAACAACACCGGAACCTGAGTTTGGATAGAACCACATTACTTCACCAAACAAGTTATTTAATCCTGCATTAATATGTTGCTTTGGTGTTGTGTTAATATCATCAAAGACGTGGTCTTCAACTAAACACGGTAGTGATTCTAGTTTACCTGTGTATCTAAAGAAACCATTTTCTGACATCCAGTAAGCTGTACCATCTACCTCAACGGCTGCGTTCTGACCAATCAATCCACAGTTGGTACCTACTTGTTGGAATGAAAATGTAAATGGTGGACCAACAAAACGCATAATAAATAATGCTGTGTCTGTCCAAATGTAAATGGCGTCACGACCTCTAATCGCTCCTACAAGTTTAGAACCATCCGCTAGTCTTTGTGTACCTGCTGTATTGGTAGCTGTTGGTGTGTAAGAATTAATATCTTCTTGAGAAGAGAATCTAATAAACATAGGGTCTTGTGTAGACTTTGTGCCTATTGTTGTTTCTGTTCCAAAAAAGATTAAGTGTCTATCTGGTGTAGATACTAAACTAAATGCAGATGCTGTTGGTGCGCCTGTTATAATCGTTGCTCGAGTATTGTTAGCTCCAGTAGGATTAGAGTCCCACTCAAAACTTTCACCACCATTTATGGTTGCAATAAGTTTGTTACCTAAATTATCTAGTGACCATAATCCTGGTGCTGTTACAATATCTCCAGATGCTGCAGCGTTCCAAGCAAAAAAGTTTGATGCATCTGTTACTGTTGCACCAGATGAATGTGTAGCTGCTGTTGTTCCTAAAGCACCTCTTGTTAAACCAGATAATGTTCCGCTGTTGTCATTACCTGTGTATGTAATTAATTCGGTTCCAATCAATATTGTTCCTGAAGATGGGAATGATGATGAACTAGCCATTGTTAAACTTGTTACCGACGCGTTGATGCTTGATGATAATGTAGATGTGAACTGACCTGTTTGTTGTCCACCCCAAGATCCCAAACTCCAACCTGTTGACGCAACCTCTACTGCTGGTCCTACTGGATAGTAATGTTGAACTCGAATACCACCAGATGTTGAAGCACCAGATCCTGACTCGTTTGATTCCATCTCTATTGTTAGTGTTGTATCCGTTGGTATGGATGTCACCATAAATTTTTTATCTGTAAAATCTCCAGATACAAAACCAGAATTAGTTATGGATGTAAAAGTATCTAATAAAATAATATCAAATTTATTTATGCTGTGTGCAGATGCAAAAGTAAGTGTTACAGTCTTTGATCCGTTAGTTGTCGAAAAAGCACTTGATAAAGATGTTGTAGATTTAATAGGATGTATGTCGTAAAATATACCTCCAGAGTATGCGTACAAAATTCTGTTTGTTCCTAGGATAGCATACTTAATACCTGATGTATTAACAAAATGATGAATAGCTGTTGCTCGACCTGTTATGGCAACTGAACCGAGTTGTGACCAACCACCAATCTTTTCAGGCGTGCCATATCTAAATCTAACATTGTCACCGTTAACCCATTGGCTTTCACCACCGGTAGCAGTAACCTGTTTATTAAATCCAGGCGCAAATTTTACTTTTTGCAGCATAGTGATTTCCTATGCCTTATGGTTTAGTTGGCCAAGTAGCGTTCGTACATTTTTCAACAGTGTCTTTACCGTCAGGGAGGTCTCTTAAATTTTGTCTGTATGTTGTCATATCAGATGACATAGTAACATCAGATAAAGCATAAAAGTCTGTCTCTGCTAAGAGTCTATTTCTTTTAGCTCTTAGATCAGCCTGTGCTCTTGCTACAGCACCATCAGCCCACGCTTGTTCTTCAGCGTCTCTAGCTGTTTCTTCAGCTGCTGTGAATTGTATTCGCTCACCGTTAACCATCTTGTATCTAGGCATATTTTTCTCCTTGTTTTTTGTTTATATACTATTTCATATAGTTGTAAAAGCCTAATTTACCCCATACAAATCTATTGTACCTGCATCAATGTTTCCTGATGCAAATTTAAAGTCTATTGCATTGATAGCTGATGTTGTATTTCCATAACCAGCAATAAAATCTTGTCTTGATGAAACATTACCTATCATATTTTGTACATTAGAAATAAAATGTTTGACAAATGTTGTATTACTAGGGTCAAATAGATGTAAAAAACCTGAACAAGATGAGTCATTATCATCTCCAACTGAACCTGTAAGACCCTGATAATCTGTTGATTGAGCTAAATCATCTCCTGTTCTATAAGACAAACTTGTTGCACTAGCATCTTCAGGTTGATAAGCTCTAAAGGCAGAAGTTGTTTTTGTTACATTATAATTTGAACCGCCATCAATACTAAAATTAAAAGTAAATTTTTGATTATGTGTTTGGGGGTGAATATTATTAAAAACAAATATATATTCTTTATATGTGCTATCAATCCCTGATGTAATACTTACGCTTGATGAAGAACTAGCAGTTGATCTTGATATAAAAACTAAATCACCAAGTCCTGTTATGCTTCCTACTGCTGTTGCATCTTTTACTGCTCTGTTATTTAATTTAATTATGCTCATTATGATTTACTCAATCCATACATTTTAATTACACCGCTATCTATATTTCCACTACTAAACTTGAAATCTACACCATCAATAGCTGATGTGGTATTACAATATCCAGCCATAAAATTATGATATGCTCTTGGAGTATCACCATAAGAACTAGACACACTTATAAAATGTTTTACAAAAGTAGTAGATGATGGTGAAAATAGAAAAAGTGTACCGCTTCCACATTCATCACTAGCGTTTGCACCTGTATCAAAATATATATCTTGATAACCTGTTTCATTTGCTAAATCTCTACTATTATCATATCCCAAACTATTTGCACTACCATCTTCTTTATGTCTTACAAAAAAAGTAGTTGTTGTTTTACTAGCATCAAAATTAGAACCACCATCTCTAAAATTTACTCTAAAATGAACATTAGAACTAGCTGGGTGCATATTTATAAACTTGAACATATAAGTTCTATATGTACTATCAATGCCACTTGTAAATGAAGAACTAGAAACACCTGAAGTTATTGTGTTCGTGGATAATAAAGTTAAACCACCACCTGAACCACTAGGTAAATTATAATTGTATCTAATGTTTGTGTATGTACTCATTAAGCTACTCCAAACATTTGAATTGTTCCTGAATCCATGTTTCCACTAGACATTTTAAATTGGATAGCATTTACTGCACTTGTACTATTTACATACCCTTGAGTAAAACCATCTCTACTCATTGGTTCAGGGTCTTGACAATTACCTCTTGCTAAAAAATGTTTGA